CAAATCAAAGCACACTGTTCAACTACAAAGACAAAGTAAAATACGTCAATTGTTAGACAGTGAAGAATGGCAAGAACTGGCACTTGTGGCATGAATGACAGAGTACAAGCGTTAATTTTAATATTTAGAATTGTATTTTGTATTTTGTTAATTATGATTTTATATTTAATATTTTTTTAAAACTAAAACACAAATAAAAAATTAAGGGGGTGTATTTACATTCCCTTTTTTTTATGCCTATATTCCCTGAAACAAAATAAAAACTGAAAGGTAAATAAAATGATAAAAAATAAAGAAAACACTTATGGTATTGGATATGTCAAAGTTAAAAACATAAACAACCGACCTAATCAATTTATAATTACAACTCCAGACGCTGAGTATTTCCAAAGTTATGATAGTGTAATTGCTATGCGAACTTGGAAGAAAACATATCTAGATATTAATTACTGGGATTATTCAACAACTACTGGAAAGTATAGAAATATATTTTTGAATGAAAATAAAAAGTTGACAGAAAAGAAGATCAATGCAAATATCTATTCATTGGTTGATCTTAATAATTAATTACCAATAAGGGGTTAGAATTAAAAGTTATAAAATCTGTGCTAGTCCATGTCACTTTTCCCCAAACTTAAACTTTAATAACTTTGAAAGGTTAAAAAAATGCAAAAATTAATTAAAGTAAATAAGGACTTCATGGATAATATGGTGGTCACTGAATATAAAGATTTAAATCTAATTGCTCAACAAGTCAGAGCAGTTAAAATGCAAATTGATGCTTTAACAGAATTATTAGAGCATCAAGGTATTACGTGTTATGGTTCATCTAATAAACAAGTTAAATTAAAAGATTATCAATTAGATGATAATAATAATTTCATTGTTAAAACTTCCGAGAGGTCTTATTAAGATGACTAATAAAACTCCTCAAAATATACCTTCTGTATTTGTTCCCAATGCTTGTGGTAAAATGCAAGAGAGATATTTATTTGTGATTGAAGATGATAAATATATTTGTGTTCACTGTTGGTTATCCAATGCAAATAAATATGTTGCAAATAAAAATGTTGAATACAATGTTGAAAAAATGGTTGATGAATGTGCAAATGCATATAGAAAAAATTACTTTTCATCTAATACCTAATAATATAAAATAATATAAAGTTCTCCCAAACTAGCCCTCAAGTATATTTCTTGGGGGCTTTTTTTATGCAATTAATAAATAATAATTAAATGATTGTATTTATTATGATCTGCAAAATAAAAGCTATTTTTGGTCATCTCTGCAATGCTTTTATAATTAATCATATGACAAATTCTTTTACATGGGCGTATGATGTAAGGTATATGAAAAGTATTTCTTGCAAGTTCTAAATAAAAAGTTTGTATTTTATCCTAGCTAAAACTGTTCAAAGATGAGTCTTAAAATTAGATATTTTTGCACGCACGCACCCACGCAAGGGCCACCCCACCCCCCGGCATATTGCTAGCAATCTGTCGATAATTTTTATATTTGTAGTTAATTGTATGATTAACGATGCAACTCTTTAAGTATACGCAATAAAAAACCCCACATGCAACGCAGCGGGGTACTCTCCTATACTAAGAACAGTTAATCTGCAGGGATACTCTATAGTACACCTCTGCAGGTACTACTGCATTGTACAGTCTGTACGTACTTTCGTCAACCCCCTTGACAAGTTTTTTATAAATTATTATTATATAAGAGTATTACAGGTGCAAGATGTCACATTGGCACAGATTAACGCTTAATATGCATCCAGTACGTAGACTTACGCACCGTAATAATCGAGTTTACTATGAATTTACTACCTGAAAAGAGAAAATCTACCAAGATTTCAGAAAAAGAAGAGCTGTTTTTACAGAATTTGTTCAGTAATGGTGGATTTGTGGTCGCAGCAGCTGAAAATGCTGGTTACACGAAAGGTTCGGCAGGGTATTTGCGAAGCAAATTATCCGATGAGATCATCAGAAGGTCAAAGAACCTACTGGCTAGTGCTTCTGTAAAGGCTACAAACAAGTTAATTAGCTTAATTGACAGTCCACAGATAGAAAGAGGGGATGATCTGCGTCTAAAAGCAGCAGAATCTCTGTTAAACAGGGTAGGTTTGGGTAAAGAAGAGACACATAACCATAATGTACAAGCGTTACACGGTGTTGTGTTGTTACCAGCTAAAAAAGGTATAGAAGTAAGTGGCTAATAAGCGTGGGCGACCCAAAAAAGATCCCAATGCACCAAAACAATCATATAATGTATCGGCAATAGAACGAGCTAAACGAGCAACTCGTAAGAAACTTAGAGCCGAAAGGAAACAAGCCGAAAAAGCTGCAAAGAAAGTACAGAAACATAGACAAAATGCGAAACGTATTGAAAACACTGCAAAAAACCTTACTAACGGAACTTCAAAAGTTGTGGACTTGGGTGATGAACTCAATTCGTTACAACCTGTATCTGATCTGGTCGATGATCAAGAAGTTATATTCAGACCTAACAATGGTCCTCAAGAAGAATTTCTATCTTCCTCTGAAGAAGATGTGTTATACGGTGGGGCTGCAGGAGGGGGCAAGTCTTTCGCTTTGCTTGTTGATCCTCTTCGTTATTGTCATAACCCTAATCATCGTGGTCTTCTCCTAAGAAGAACTCTTGATGAACTAACAGAACTGATTGACAAGTCAAGACAGTTATATACAAAAGCTTTTCCAAAAGCTCATTTTAGAGAAGCAAAGTCTACATGGGTGTTTCCATCAGGAGCGACAATGTGGTTTACCTATCTGGACAGAGACAAAGATGTTACTCGATTTCAAGGTCAGGCTTTTAACTGGATTGGAATTGATGAGATAACGCAGTATCCTACACCGTATGTTTGGGATTACTTGCGTTCAAGGCTACGTACAACAGATGACGAACTTAGACCCTATATGTCAATGCGTTGTACTGGCAACCCCGGAGGAGTAGGTGGTTGGTGGATCAAGAAGATGTATATTGATCCATCTGATTTTAACAAACCGTTTGCGGCTACAGATGTAGAATCAGGACAACCACTGTTATACCCAGAAGGGCATGAAAAAGCAAGGCAGCCGTTGTTCTACCGTAAATTTATTCCTGCACGGCTGACTGATAATCCCTATCTGATGCAAGATGGCAGATACGAAGCCATGCTCAGATCGCTCCCAGAAGTTGAACGGAAGAGACTTCTTGAAGGGGATTGGGATGTGGCAGAGGGAGCCGCCTTCCCAGAATTTAATAAATCAAAGCATGTAGTCGAACCATTTGAAATGCCGACTAACTGGCCCAGAATACGTGCAGCAGATTATGGATATGCAAGTCCATCTTGTGTACTATGGGGTGCAATTGATTGGGATGATAACATATGGATCTATCGTGAGTTGTATGTAAAACAGCATACAGCAGAGCAACTGGCTGATAAAATACTGGAAGTTGAACAGACAGATCCACAACCACACTATACTGTATTAGATTCATCCTGTTGGAATAAAACAGGCTTTGGTCCGTCAATAGCAGAAACAATGATGCGTTTGGGTGTTCGTTGGACACCGTCTGATCGTAACAGGCTTCAGGGTAAGATGGAAGTACATAGGCGATTAGCAGATAACCCATTGACAACATTACCAAGAATCCGTATATTTAATACATGTAGTAACACTATTCGACAACTGGCAGGAATACCGTTGTCTAAAACTAATTCAGAAGATGTTGATACAAAAGCAGAAGACCATGCATATGATGCTTTGCGTTATATGGTAATGTGTCGAACTTCTTCATATGTAGGTATACATAAAAGTTTAAACCACATAAAAGAACAAGTGTATCAACCTCAAGATAATACATTCGGATACTAAATGGCAGAAGAATTTAAACCATCAGTTAATAGCACTATTCGTGAGTTTGCTCAATACTATGCTGATAATCATATTGCATTGAAATTAAAAAATGCAGAAAAAATAGCGAAAGATAGAAAGGCTTTCGTAACTGCAGCAGTACGTGAGTTTAAAGATATAGCTGATGTACCCGGATCTATGATTTCTATATTTTTACCTGATGAAGATGGAAAAACTCCTATTGCAAAAGCGTTATCGAATACGGAGGGGTTAGATGATTTAACAGGCGATGCTAGTGTAAGAACTATTATGGGGCATCTAAGAAATTTAGGACATGAATTAAAAGGGTTTGTATCAGATAAAGATGACAGAAAAAAGTTTTTGCCAGACGAAAAGGCTGATACAGAACGAAATCAAAAAATATTTGGTAGAAAAACACCACCAAAACCTAAAAGTGGAATTGCTATAAACCCTGATCCAAAACCTCTTACTGAAATGTTTGTTCAATTAGGTGAACTTACTAAGTCAGGTGATTTCAATACAAGAATGTCTGCAAGAGCCACTTTGTTTGGTATGCTTACTGGTTTAAGACCATCGGCTATTGTTAATCTTCAAATGCATGAATATAAACCATCGAAAGGATCTTTATATATAGCTGCTACTGAAGCAGGAGCAAAAGGTAGATCTGTAAATATACCTTTAAATGCATTAGCCGATTCTTTGTTGCAAGATTCTATAAAAGATTTAGAAGCAAATGGTCTTAAAGTTACTGAAGGTAAACCAATTAATATATTTCAAAAATTTACTAAAGGTAAAACTCCTAAGTTAACTAGTATTACATCTCCTGATGTTAACAATGTGCTAAGAGGTTTGACATTTACTGAGGATATAACTTATGATTCAGAATCAGGAAAGTTTTTTAAAAGCTTGTTACCTAAAGACTTTGATGGGAAGAAGGGATCACCCTTATTAAGAAACATACATGCAACAATTTTAATGGATCAGGGAGTTCCTGCAGGAAGAGTTGCATACTTACAAGGAAGATCTTTACTTCAAGCTGATGTAGGACCTGTTGGAGAGTTAGGCACATATATAAATGCATTTCCATTTGCTGTTAGTGAGTATGATAGAGGAAATGCAACAGTTATGGTAAACTTTTTTAAAAAAAGTATTACAGATTTAAAGTTGCCAGAGACTTCTTTTCCTCAATTAACTACAAATAGATTGTTAGAAACAGATGCTAGTTACTCAAATTATTTTGCGTTACCTCAAAGAGATACTGGTGATATTGATCAAATATTTAAAAAACAAAAAGATGGAAAACAAACAGGTTACACGCAAGGATTACTTGATGTGATAAAACAGAATGGTGGAACTATTCTTGAAAAAGCAAAAGATATAGGTGACAAAGGAGCAAAAGTTGCTCTTGGTGCTATAGGAGTAGAAACCATACGACAAGTTATTACTGATCCAGTTTCAGTTGCAAAAGAATTAGTAGCAGAAAAAGGTGCAGAGATAGGATTAAAAGCTGCAAGGTTAGGGGCAAAAACTGTTGCCGCAGGACCTACAGCTATAGTAGAATCTTTACGACCATCTGACATAGGAAAAGATCCAATTTACGAAGCTAATATGGAAAAAGTTAAACGTGAATCTAATTTTTTAGAAGATGATCTCGTAACAGATGAAACCCCAAACTTTTTAACAATGAAGGAGAGAGCAAATGCCGGGCAATAATTACAATTACGATGCAGGGTATATTATGAACTCAGATAGAATATCAGTAGATAATCCTATGGGTTCTAATCAGCTAACAAGAGAAAAGCTTGAATTTGATACAAGAGCAAAAACTGATGTTTTAACTCAGGATGCT